TGGTAGCAAAGGATACCATAAATCGAAATGCTTCTAGTGCATAACTGGCATTAAGTGCTAGCCAAATTGCTTTAATATGCTCTGATTCTAATACTGTTTCTTTTGTAGGATCGGAAATTTCTTTTAGGGAATTTAACCTGTGTAGATCATCGTAATATTTCCCCACACTACTTGCCATGTCTACAATTTCTCTAGTGTCATGAATAGTATTGAATACTTCCTTAGGCACATTATAGATATTGCGAATTATATGACTATAGCTACGACTGTGTATGTTGGTTTCAAAAAATGTCCAATTATAGACCAGTGCTTCTAGCTCGGGCAAACTGATAACTGGTGTAAAGATCTGACTGGGGCCGCGACCTTGGAGACTGTCTAATGCCGTTTGCCGTAATAGGTTGCTGGTAAAGATATGACGAACAGTATCACTGGCATTTTTAAAATCTGCTGCATCTTTGGTCAATGATATTTCTTCGGGTTGCCAAAAGAAACCTCTGGCAGTATTTTCGAAATCAGATATTTTTCGATATTTGACTTCCTCAAATCTCTGAATGGTCACTGGACCTTGAGGATCGAGAAACATTTTTCTCGAAAGATAATCTGTTTTAGTTTGTAAATTATATTGTTGTTTTGACATTATATTTTTCCATTAAGTCTTTTCTTAGGTTATCAAACAGGTTCATTACAGTTTACACGATAAACAATCTTCTTCGTCTTCGACAATGTCTATTGTTATAGTATAGCTGTTAGATGAGTAATCCACTGCTGCTGGTTGTTGGCTGTTGACTCGAGATCCCTGTTTGTTAATTAAACTATAATAGATTCCCTTTATACCCCAACGATGTGCTTGCATAAGATTTGCAGCTACTACAGTAACAGGTACTTTTCGTTCTGGATAATTAGCGGGGTTGTAAAATGTATTAACCGATATACCTTGATCTACATAGGCCGCCAAGACGGCAGCGGTTTTCAAGTAATCAATACAGTCAGTTTGATCCCACATCAGCTGATAGCGATTTTTAAGTTTTTGATATTCGGGCACAACCTGCGTCAATGACCCGGCTTTGCTTTCTTTAGTAGAAATCAAACTCATGGGCAATTCTATGCCATTGGTACTGTTAATGACCACACTGGAACTTTCAACTGGAGCGATTGCCATTAGTGTGGCATTTCTAATGCCATGGGTGCGTAGTTTTTCACGCAGGATTTCCCAATCTAGTTCTGGTGTAAAATCACAGAGTTCATTGACTGCCTGTGCTCTTAGCTCCCAGGGAAATACACATTGTCCATATCTGGTCCTTGCACTGTCAAGACAGGCACCACGCTCTTGTGCTAGCTCAACACTGGCTTCTACACAGTAGTAGGCTTGATGTTCCATGAAACTTTTGATTTCGGCCAGTGCTTCTGGAGAACCATATTTTAGTCCTCGTCGAGCATGCCAATAAGCCAAATTAGTAACACCAATGCCTAGTGGTCGTATTTCCTCATTACTGAGACGACTTTGTACACTGAGATAATCTTGATAGTCCAGTATGTTGTTAAGACTGCGAACCAGAATTCTGCAGGCTCTTCTAAGATCTTCAGGATTTCTGAATACTCCCCAATTTATGCTTCCCAGTGTACACAGGGCGATTCTGCCCTCGGTGTCATCTAGTCTTTTAAATGGTCGGGTAGGTAAATTGATTTCCAAACAGAGATTACTTTGATATATTGTATGATATTCTGGGTCAAATGGTCCCTGCTTCATGACATTGTCAATGTTGACAAGGTAAATTCTTCCAGTATCGGTGCGTTCTTTTAGTATACCACCACGGAATACTTCGTCGGCGCTGATGACTTTTTTGCGTTTAGCGGGATCCTGTTCATATTTGAGGTAAAGTTCTTCGAATAGTTCTGTATTACGATAAAAGGCTTCGTAGAGATCCGGTACTTCGTTAGGGTCAAAAAAGGTTATATTTTCTTGATTGCGAAATCTACGCCAAAAGAAAGCCGACAACACAACACCGTAATCCATGTGTCGCACACGGGTTTCTTCCGTGCCTTGATTGTTCTTTAGCACAATTAAATCATCAAATTGATAGTGCCAAATTGGATAAAATACAGTGGCGCTGGCATTTCGAATCCCCCCTTGACTACAACTGCGTAGATCGCCAAACCATTTTTTCAAGAACGGGATCATACCGGTATGCATAATTTCACCGCCGCGAATCGGTGACCCCAATGGTCGCAATCTGCCGATTTCCAAACCAATCCCGGCGCGTTTGCTGGCATATTTGGCCATCATTTCACCACTAGCAAAGATACTGTCAAGATCATCATCGCTTCGGATAAGCACACAACTACTAAATTGTTTGGTAGGTGTACCAAGGCCAGCAAGTACAGGGGTAGCAAGAGTGAATAGACCATCTGACGCAGCATTGTAGTACTCTTTTATATAACGCATACGGGCCGTTAATGGCTCTTCTCTATGAAAAACTGTGGCTGCAGCAATGAGATATCTAACTTGTGGTGTTTCGTAAATCACTCCAGTCGAACGATTTCTTACCAAATATTTTTCAATAAGTTGTTCAATGGCAGCATAGGTATACTGTTCGTCTTTGCTGTGGTCTACTATCTCGTCTAATTTATCCCAGTCTTCTTTGCTGTACCAATTCAATAATTCCGTGGTATAAAGTCCAGCAGCAACATTCTTTTTTACAATATCGTAGAGTTTAGGAGGATTGTAACTGCCAAAAACATCCTTACGCAGCATACTTAATCGCTGTTTACCAGCTACATATTGATAGTTTACATGCCCCAATTCAGGATTGCTTTCAATATCAATGAGATCAACAATGGCTCTTAGCGTAATCTCATCAATTTCCCTAGTGGTTATTCCGTCATAGAAATGTGGTTGTGCTTTTATTTCGATCATACTTTGGCTGACATCTGCTATCCCTCGGCAGATTTTAGCAATTTGTGTTTGCCATTTTTCCAAACTTAATGTCTCAGTGCTACCATTTCTTTTCTTAACAGAAATTTTTACCATTTTATTTCCTAAATTAGTTGTTTTTTTATTTCTTTGCTGTCGAGCCGTCTTCGGGGTTTTTCGATATTGGGATTATTATTTACTATGGTCGCCGAAGATGAATTCAGTATATATTTCTCATTGTTAACCAGGACTAAATTATCGTTTTGATGTTCTATAAGATAACAATCAAAGATGTCGGGCCTTTGAAGTAACACAATAGTATACAGTATTCCTAGTCCACGAGCAAGATCGCAGAATATATTGTCACTAAGTAATTGCCAAGGATCTGGCCATGTTATTCTATCATCCCAGTGGAGATAATATGGCGACCAAGGTGACTTTTTCCACCAATCATCGATGTTGATCAAAGCTGATTCTAATTCTAAATCTCTACAACGAGATCTCAACTGATGCCAGCTTTGTAGCCGCTGATCAAAAGTCGAAGACCACATTAGCCTAGTCGTTGTACTGAATACCGCATAATACCAGCAGTGGCTATGGAAGTAGAACTATATCTAAAAGTCACAGTACTAGAAGACTCTACTGCACTTAATGTCACACCTGTACTGGAATTTTGTGTAGCTGTGGTATCGCTAGTAGCCAAATTTCCACCTGTGCCATCAGTTGATGCTACAATGACAAAACTGCCTGTTCTGACTGTATTACCTCTTATTATAGTATAATCAACTTTCATTGCCTTTATTAAGGATGCATCAAAGGTAAAGATTGCTGTATTAGTTTGATTATCTAATATGTCAATTTTAACGCCGGATTCTCTGATGTAAGTTCCGAATTTTGTTGTGTCGGCATTCTCCATTGCAATACTGGCAAGATCATTAATTTGAATTCTAGGGAATACCGTTGAAAAATCTGGCGTTCTTTCGAATAAATCGCCTATACTGATATTATTGGCACTGGAAAAATTAATGACACTAGTAAATGGATTGGCTGTGCCTAAAAAATGATTACCCACATCTAAAAAGATATTTTGACTGCTTGCAGTCAAACTAACATCACTGCCAGTATAAATTCCTTCAACATAGATATTGTTAAAACTATTTCTTACTATGCGGAATCCTGTTGAACTGTCCCCGCTGTCATCAAGCAATCTAATACCTTGATAAAGTGTGTCAAAATCGCTGTCACTGACTGAGATACTTTGTATTTCTCTGTCATTGAAAATTCCATAATTAGTGCCTGAAAAATAGCATCTGCGAAAAACAATATTATTGCTAACCAAACTTACACTGCTATTAAAACTAACACAACTTATTTCTGCACCTGCTGATGTTAAATTACCGGCTGTTAAGGCACCAATAAAGCTGACATCTTCGAAACTGCATAAATTTGCATCCTCAATGAGGAAAATACTAACATCCTCGTCGAGACTCTGAAAGCCCAGATCTTTAACCGTGACATGTGTTGGTGTAACAGAACCAGGAACACTGCCAATGTTAACACCAATGTTTTGATAATTGTCGCCTAGTCTAGCCACATATGCTCTTAAACTGCTATCATCGGGCGATGCAGACATTTGTATAATACTGTTTAGTGCACCTTCGCCATAGAGTGTTGCATAAGGAGGAATAATAATACTTTCAGTAATTTTATAAACACCCGCAGGAAAGAATAAACTGCGTCTAATCTCTGGGTTATTATCTCTACAATAAAGCTGATATAATGCACGATTTATAGCATCTGTATCATTTGCAATACCGTCACCTTTTGCACCAAAACTTTTTACACTTACCCATTGGTCTAATGTCTGCTGAAGAGTCAGACTGACCGGGTCACTAGGTGAAGGTCCGGTTTGTACTACATATCCAGCAGCAGCACCTTGATAAGTATATGAACCTGCTAAACCCAAAATGTCACTATATTGGGTAAGAATTTCTGTATTACCCACTGTGGGTGCGCCTTCGGCTAATGTACCATTACCGATGTAGAGTCGTTGTTGATCTATGGCCCAACCGAATTCGGCTCCGGCCAATTGCGGCAAGTCTTCTTGCAAACCTTTTCGTTGTGTAATTCTTGATACCTGAATAATGGCCATAATATCTTTCCTCTTAGGTATTTATCGAACTACTGCTGATAAAATTGTTCTAACCTTAACCACCATTGTTGTTCCCAATGGCCAAATTCCGCGCCATCGATAGCAAATTCCTGATAAACAGGATTACTTGTAAATTCAAAAGCATCATTGACATCGGGTTTGACACACATTAATATTACGCCTTTTTTAATATTAGTGCCATAAACTTCATTGTGAGCTAAAGCATAGGCCACTAACTGCAATTTATAGTCATCAATCCAAGACTCTTTTTTAGGTTTATTGGTCTGTTTGAAATCTATAATAGATTCTTTGCCTTTATGTAATCCCACACAATCCGTTGTACCTGCATAAATTTTTGGGAAATAAAGTGGTACTTCAACACCCCAATATTCAGTGACATGACAAAGGCCTTGATCAATTACAGTTTTAGCCATTTCATAGCTAGCCCAACTAAAGGGATTTCGACTTCGATCTGGTAACTGTCCTTTTTTAATAAATTCTTCTAGGTAACTATGCATTCTAGTACCGCGATTCGCAGCTTCGGTTGTGATCTTTTTGGCCTTTTCATGTCCGACGAATCTGCGCCAATCCTCTAAGGCTTTGGTTTTTTCTGCAGGCCTAGTAGCATCTAAAATTGTAGTAACCGAAGGTAATTTGTTCCCATCGGGTGTGGCATATAGTCTACGACCGTTGACTGATTCTCTTGTTAATCGATGATATTGGAATTTTTCAATGTACATTTAAGATTTCACTGTGAAACTCTGCCCACATCCACAGCGTTGATCTTCGTTGGGATTTAGAAATTCAAATCCCTCATTGAGGTTTTTTTTGACATAATTAACAGTGAGACCTTGAAGATAAACTTGATCTCGTTGATCTATGTAAACTATTAAATCATCAAACTCAAATCGGTCGAGGCCCGAATGTGTAGAGTCAACATATTCTAACACATAAGCTAACCCACTGCAACCGGTGGTTTTGACTCCAATTCTGATTCCCAGGCCCTGGCCTCTTTGTTTAATTTTGTCTTTTATTTTTTCCTTAGCGTCCGGTGTTAAATGAATCATAATAAATTTTTTTTCTTTTTATAATCTTCTATCGCAGCCCGGATCGCGTCTTCAGCAAGAATCGAGCAATGTATTTTAACTGGGGGGAGTGCAAGATGTTCGGCGATTTCACTATTCTTAATAGATCCCGCCTCGTCCAGCGTCTTACCCTTGACCCACTCCGTAACGAGTGATGAACTTGCGATCGCCGAGCCACAGCCATAAGTCTTGAACTTTGCATCTTGAATAATGCCATTTTCGTCCACCTTGATTTGTAGTTTCATTACATCACCACAGGCCGGGGCTCCTACTAAACCAGTACCTACTGTGGGATCATCTTTATTAAATGATCCCACATTTCTAGGATTTTCGTAATGGTCTAATATTTTTGGTCCGTAAGACATATTACATCACTATCTTTCTTGAATTTTTTACTTCAGTTACTTCTTTTCTAACATCCTTGGACAATTTAGCTAATTCCTGTAAATGCTTTCTTACACGAGTACCAGCGGCATTAACTTTCTTGTCATAGAATTTGGTAAAATCTGCTTCCATTGCCTCGACTATTGATTTAAACTGACTGTATTTGTTATCCACTTAAATTCTCCTTTGTAATTATTTATTGTAAATAAAAGTATGATTACAATAACAGAAAATGCACAACAAAAAATAATCAGCTTGTTACAAGAAGAAACGGAACCTATGCATCTAAGAACTTTTGTTCAGGGAGGAGGGTGCAGCGGTTTTCAATATGGATTTACTTTTGATCAAGAAATAGAACAAGATGATTTTGTAGTAGAATTGGGACAATATAAGTTATTAGTAGATGCTATGAGTATGACTTATTTGTCAGAGTGCACCATAGATTTTGTAGAAAACTTAGAAGGTGCAAATTTTGTAATAAAAAATCCCGCAGCAACATCAACCTGTGGCTGCGGGAATAGTTTCAGTATTTGATCATTCTGTCTTTTCTGTAATGGCCTCGACGATATGATGTCCTTCTTTTTTCCATATTGTCCATGCACCATAAGCTATAGCTACATAAGCAGCCACTTCGGCCAATGGGCCTAATACTATAAAACAGATACCAGCTGCAATAAGCATACTGCCATCCCAACTGGTTCTTTCTTTAGCGCGGTCAATGACCCACTGCTTTACAAAATTCAACATTGCCATAATATTTCTCCTATTTTGTTTTTTTTCTAGCGGATCTTTTAGCCATAGCATTAATACTTTTTGGCTTTGGAGGTTGTTTACCCTTTAGTATTTGACTAACTCGTCGTGGACTGGGCATTTTTATCCTTAAGATCGTTTAAATGCAGCTCTTTTGGCTGCTTGAGATACAATTTTCTCTGCCTTAGGCACAGACATTGTATTAGTTGGGGCATCACTGCCTTTAAAATATACTTTTTGTTCCTTCATGTCAATGGATTCGATATAATTGCTCAATGGAGGTTGCTTAGACAATTCTGATAATTGGTCGGGCGTTAATGTGCTGCCTGACATATCCTGAGCTAATTCAATAAAAGTTTTCAAGCTAGCTACCTTAGGTGCAGCAGCATCTTGACTTTGTCCCACATACCATTCACTGAGGCCTACTAGTTTAGGTATGACCGAATCTGCCCCGGCAACTTCGTCAATTCTCATCTACGCTCTCTACCCAGATTTGGGCCGCCTTCGGGCTCTGCAGCAGGTTCAACTTCTTGATCTATATTGATGTCAGTGACTTCTTGGTCCATCGGCACTGGCATTTCTCCGTCTGCACCGGGCATAGGTACCGGGCTAACAGCAGCAACATTACCGGTTACAACACCCACTGCAGTTTCTAATTGCTGTTTACTGACTTCGAGATTTTTAATTAGACTATCTAATGCTGCTGTGGCGTCACGGCTGAATTGTTGACTTTTGTCCATTCCTAATTCAGGAGTGTTTTTCATTGTTTCTACTAGCGCAGGTAAATCTTTGAATTTCAGTGAACTCACATCTTCTATCATGCCTTGAACCTGATCTACCATGTCTTGAGCAGCTAAAATTGCTTGTGCTTGCTGCACTTCCCCTTCGTTGATCACTGTTTTATTATTTTCAGCTAGTTCTGCAATATGTTGATGTAGTCCTTGCTGTAGCATAAGCAGTTTGAGATAAGCGGGATTTTGCTCGCTGTGGTAAAAATCCGGTCGTGTTTGATATTGCTCTAATAGACCATTAACGCGATTGAGAAAATCATGTGCTTGATCCTCGTTAAGATTATCCATGGCTAATTTCTGTTGAAAATGATTTTCAAACACAGTTTTGACCTGAGTTGTTTTTTTGTTATCTGATAAATCAGTGATCTTCATGATAGAATCCTTTTTGCTGTAAGTATTTAGCCTGATCAATCATTTTTTTCAACTGAATATGATTGTATTTTAGCTTTTCTATCTTAGTTGACAGTTTCGTTAAAAGTAAATTTTCTCTGCGTTTATTTGAACGCGATACTAATTTTTTGTTAGTTTCAATGTCATCAATGAGTCTTCTATGGTTTTCGTCGAAATGTCTTATATTTTTACTGAGTTCTATTTTGTTAAATTTGTCTGCAATGCACCAGGCCAGAGCAGCGTTAG